GCGTGCGGCCATCAACTCCTCAAATGAGTTAATCTCCGTGTTATATCGTTTTCCTAAATATGAAAGAACGTCTTCTTCTTTAAGTTGTGAAGGCTCATCTACAGGTGGCTCATCAATTGGTGGTGTATCCACAGGAGGTGTATCAACAGGAGGTTCATTATTGAACTGCTCCTCATGCTTATTTAACAACTCCTCTTCAATCTGAGCGGCACTCTTTTCAACGATGCCTGATACTTCTTTTACTTTAAATTCCATTTGATTTGATTTTTACAAAGTTATATATAATTTTTTATTGTTTTAGCGGGGTTCAAACTCGGCTAAGTCAAAGCCATCAAGGGAATCCTCATTTGACTCAAAATCAATCGGAGGTAGATTGTTCTTTCTCTGATTAATTAATTTAGATTGCTCTGAGTTTTGTTGACTAATTCGCTTTGCCTTGGCTTCCTCTTTATCTTTCTCTCTTCCTGCTAATGACTCAACTTCAACACCTTTTAGTTGCATCTGCATCTCAAACTCAGCCTGCATTAACTGCTGCTTAAGTACGGCCTCATTCTTCATCTTCTCAATCTCAAACGCAACCTCAGCCTGCTTAATTTGCATCTTAGACTGAGTCTCAGCCTGAATCTTCTGCATAGCTGCCTGAGCCGCCATCTGCTGTGACTGCATGTTACTCTGAGCCTGCATTGCCTGCATCTGAATAGCATTCTTCTGCTCTTGCTCCTGCTTCTTGACTCGTTTTACTTTGAGAAGTTGGTTAGCCAACTTGATATTCTTAATCTCGCGGATGTCAATCGCATCCTCAAGGTTAATGTCACCTTTAGATAGAGCAATTTGAATATTCTGCTCAAGCTGAGCTTTCTGCTCTTCATCGGGAGATATATCAATAAAAATTCCAAAATCGTATACATATAGGTCTTTGATTTCATTTAAAATAGATACGTTGTACTTACCAATCTTATTGGCAAAGTCATCTCTAAAGTCAGCATACTCTAAGATATCTGCAATCCTATATGTAAGCGCCTCAGCCATGGTCTTAAACATATACAGACTTCCATCAAGGATGTGACGGGTAGCTGTATTTGAGTTAAGTGCTGCAAGCTTCTGAACACCAATCAATGCACGCGGGTCAGGGTCAGAGCCATCACGGGCCTCATTAAGTCCTGTTACCGCACGAATCATGTCAAGGTAGTGGTTATAGTTGTAAATCAACATCTGCGCTTTTGATGCGCCTGAGTTGCTGTTTAATTCTTGGATTGGAACGCGAGCATTATTGAACTCACCATCTTGGGTGTAGCTACGACCAATTACACTACCCGTTTGGAAGTATAGTCGGAGTGCATCCTCAGGATTGTAAGCAGCTCCTGTACCAAGGTCAACCTCATTGAGACCATCGGCGTCAATAAATACACCATCAGGTACAACGCGTGAGATAACCTGCTGTAGCTTCAAGTGTGTTAGCTGAATCAAGTCAGCAAATGGTATCATTCTTCGTACCAATGACTCAATCACACCTTTATACATACGAGGTGCAACAGCCACATAGTTTGGCAATGCATGCTGAGTAGCTGACTTTGGTCTAACCATGTTCTCAGACAACTGCCACTTGAGCAAGATATTGGTACCCATTACCATTACTCCCTCATACCAAACATCAATAGTTTTCTCTACCTTCTCAAAACGTCCCTCCTCCATCATCTCAACAGGTGGATTGAAGTTATCGTCTTTCTCAATCATTCTAACACCACCATTGTCAAGGACTTTCCTTTTGTATACAATTTTTTTAGTAGTCTTATAGTTAAAGTAAAGAAGAGTGCACGTATCACGGTAAAAAATATTATTCTCATAAAACTGAGCTACATTGTAGTAGTCATACCAACTTTGGCTATATTTTGAAATCTTCTCAAGGTCTTCGCGCGTGAGAGATTGGTCAATCTTTAAGAGCTCTGTAATTGGAAGTGTCTTAATCTCACCCCAATAGAAACAATCACGGAAGTAAGGGTCTTCGGTATAGCTATATACAATATTTGCAGGGTCTACATAAGATATCTGAACTCCCGCTCCCGGAAGGAACTCATGCTTTTCAACAGCAATACCCACTGTAGTTAGGTCATACTCACACTGCTTGCGAACATAGTCATAGTGGTTCTCCTCAAGGATAGTATTAATTGCTTCTTCCTCTGCAATCTCAATAGCAGGCTTATAATTAAGCTGCATGTATAGAGATAATTCCTCGTCTGTTGCGGGAAGCTCATCAGGATTCATAACAAATGGGTCAACACCTGTATTCTCTTGGATATTAGTCAGTAGGTCTTTTGCTACCATCTGACCCTCAATCATATCCTGATACTTGCTGCGCTTGGCCTGAGACATTGCATCCTGAGAGTATGCCTTTACCTTAAACAGGCGGTCAGACATACCATTAACAACGATATCAACAAACTTAGGGATAATAGGAACAGGTGTCCAATCCAAGTTCATATATGAAAGGTCACCGTCAATTGCAAGTTCTTCTTTATACTTCTGTATTGGCTGCTCTCCTCGAGCATATAATCTTAGCCTATGAAAGTCTCTCCATTGACTATAGTATCTGCATTGATTTCCGTCCTTTCGGAACCACTCATACTGTATGGCCTGTCCAACTTGGAGACCAAACTCAAGAGTTGCCTTCTCTGCATCAGTTGCGAATTGACTCGGGAATGATGTAGATGATATGTTTACTATTACTTCTTTCATGTATTCAAGGAGCTAATATTTCCTTTATTATTATATGTAGCAAATTTAATGCTTATTTTTGACTCTTTTCTCTCAGGCTGATATAAGTGCTTCTGACAAGCCATAATAGCCAATCCGGAGCTAATTGTGGCATCATACATTGTCCTATCACTGATATCAAACTTTGCCCAATCCTCAAGAGTCCTTGTAAACGGCATATACCCCATTTCATCTTCATTTACTAATCCAACGTGTTTTTCAATATATGATTCAACTGCAGCAGCATGCGCCTGCTTGACGTCCTCAGATGAGTTTGGTATACCACCTAGTTCACGCTCTGTCTTTGATAGTTTATTGTATGTCTTGTCAGGCCTATTTATACAGAACCCACGGTAGCCCCTATTCTTAAAATGATAAAGCAAACGAGGCTTGTTGTTCTCAATTAAGATTGGCATGCCATAGAATACACACGCCATCAAGACCTCCTCAAAGAATATCTCTGCGGTCTGAGGACGTGCAATATACTCTAAGAAGAACTGATTTATAGGTGCATCATCCATATGGAATTTTGTTAGACCGTGTAGCGCTCCATTAGAGCCACGACCTACAACAACACCTGAGATATCATAGGAGTCACATCCAAACGCACCTATATGTTCATTGCCGGGGTACCTAATGCCATTCTTATCATATATGTTATTCTGAAGCCCCTTATTAGGTGTCCAACCAACCAAGAACCTTCCCCTAGTGTCAGGGGTGAATATAACCTGAGTGTCTTTAATACCATCCTTCCAACTAAACGAACCTCTTGTAAGGTGATGCTCCCTGATTAACGTATCATTGTAGTCAATCTGCTGATATATCTTGGTAAGGTTAAATAAGGCTGCCTTACTCTCATCACGGAACGCATGTGACTCTGAGCGAGGGAACTGACGGTAATATTCATTGAGGGCATCAGGGTCATTCTTAAGAGAGTCAACTTCAGCCTCCCAATAGTCAATTGCACCATTCATTATCCAATTCCCATCAATGCCTCTTACAGGCTGAGAAGGCTTACGTAGTACAGGCATTCCATATAGGTCAATAAAACCCTCCATATTCCACTCCATAGGAATGAATAGGCTATATAACCCTGACTTGGTCTGACCATTAGCATTCCTAGTAGAAATTCTAGAATCTTCATATAAGTTCTTAAAGTTCTGACCACCCTTGGAAAGTGCATTTGATGTTGAGCCCATCATACATTTCCCAATAATCTTGCTACCTAAACGCAAACATGTCTTTGTTACACGCCAATTGTTCAGGATGTTGTTAGGCTTTATCCACTTACCGCTCTCATCATGTGCCAACATAAGTAGCTTCTCACCATCGTATGAGTTGTCTTCAGTGTTCTTCCAATCTATTGTTGTATCGAGACCTTCAACATCGTTACCGTCAACATCATGCATATTCTTCTTAGTAATCTTAGCTGCAGGTACCCGGTACGCAAGCTCAGTCTTTGGCTTATCCATACCGTCCATAACAGGCTTGAAGAAGAAAGGAAGGTTACTATTGATGGGCACAACCTTGTCTGTAAACATCTTCTTGGCATCGGCACCCGTCTTTGACAGGATGCCAACCCTTGCATCTTTAGCAAGACTTCCTATATTGACGCACTCTGATGATGACATAAATGAGAATCCGGAGCGGCGTATCTTTAAATACACCATTCCAAATGAGCGATTATCTGCCCGACATCCCTCCCAATATATATAAAGAATCCTATTTGCCTCACGGAAGTCAGGGTATCCAATATCAATCTTAGACCACTGAAGGTACATATAGTGAGAGCCTGTGATGTAAGTTGGCTTACCATTATTCATGAACCAAAATCCATTCTCCCTTCTATCAAACTCCTCCTCGATATAGTCAACATATCTAGCCTTAAATTCCTTCGGCATCTCATGCCATTGGAAGATAGACTGAATGCGTCCTAGCTGAGGTGGTAAATCTTCTCTCTGCCAATATTGCTCAGATGCCTTGGAGTGTCTTTGAGGACACTCTTTCGGTGGTAAGGGAAGTGCTATCTTAAGTCCTGATATCTCAACAACTTCACCAATCTGACCTGTCTTTGATATGATTACAAAGTCATGCTCAGGGTCATACCCATACACCCAACTATGGTTCCTATTCTTTGTAGATAGAACCTTGTCAGGTACGTGGCCAACTATAACCTTACAAAGGCTATTTAGCTCTTCGCTCAGCCCAACCTTGCTTGCTGTCGATTTTTGATGAGTCATTTGTAGCTTCTTGTAGGTTCGTCTTTTCTGCCTCTATTCTATTTAGAATGTCGAATGCATCAAATATAGCTAATCTCTTTGTAGCAGCTGCATTCTTTAATCTGTCTGCAGCTATCTCATCCTCAGGGTCATGCTTGATGATATCTTCTTTAGCAACTTTAATTAATTGCTCAACTGCCTTATATCCGGC